AATTTTTAGAAAATGATAAACTAAAAATTATGTTATTAACAGATGGAATAAAAAATTTAGATTCTTTAATAAATGAATACATGGATTAATAAAATTGATTATTACAAGATTATTATTTTTTTTAAATGAGTTCTAATAAACCAATTCAATTAGGATTATGTTGTATGAATATTGAATTGAAGGCACAAAAACCACCTATTTATTCTTCACGTAAATTAATAATTAAAACTATTAAAGATAAGGGTATAGATTTTTTGAAAGACAAAATTATCCAAAATATTAAAGATTTATTGTTGATGATAGATTGGAATGAAAAAAATGGTATAAAAGTTTTTAGACTTAGTAGTGATTTGTTTCCTCATTTTTCTAATAAACAAGTAGAAAGTTATGATTTAGAATTTTGTAAAGATTTGTTAAAACAAGTTGGACAAAAAGCTAGATTTTATAATCAAAGATTAACTTTTCATCCAGGCCAATATAATGTAGTTGGTACGCCAGAAGAATCTAAATTTCAACAAACAATAAATGACTTAAAATATCACGCTGACGTTTTGGATATGATGGATATGGACCAAAATTCAGTAATGGTAGTTCATGGTGGGGGTGTTTATGGTAATAAAGAAGAAACTATAGACCGTTGGTGTATTAATTTTAATAGATTACCTAAAAATGTTCAGGAAAGACTAGTTTTAGAAAATTGTGAAAAATCATATTCGATTGTGGATTGTCTCAAAATATCTAAAAGAGTTAAAATTCCAGTAGTTTTTGATACACACCACTATCAATGTTATTGCAAACTTCATCCAGAAGAACAGTTTGAGACACCATCATTTTATATGAAAGATATTTTAGATTCTTGGTCAAATAGACATATAAAACCTAAATTTCATATTAGTGAACAAGGGACAGGAAAAATAGGACATCATAGTGATTATGTTGAAAATATTCCAGATTATTTAATGGAAATTCCAATAAAATATAATACTAATATTGATATAATGATTGAAGCAAAAATGAAAGAAAAGGCTATTAAAAAACTCTATAGTAAATATCCAAGACTAGATTGCAAAATTAAAAAATTAAATATTATCTAATGACACATAATAGTAATAAATTTGATTTCTATTTTTTTTTTATAATATTTAGTCATGTCCGTTTTTATTAAACAAAATAATATTTGGAATGAATATATCCCAACACCCAAATTAGTTTTTGTAATAGTTCCAGGTTCTGGTACATATAGTAACAGATTTGAATATAATAGACTTAAACAACATTTTAATTTGGTATTTTTTGGAGAGAGAGGGTGTAAATACGATAATTATCCAAATAATTGGGAGATTAATAAATTAGCAACTAATAAAGGTAATCATTTGGGTGGATTGTGTCAAGAAATAATTAAATATATTAATAGTATTAAAAAAATTCCATCCGCAATAATTTGTGGGTCCAGAGGAGGCCAAGTTACGTTGGGTAAAATATGGTATTCTATATGGCGAGGTCCTTCCGTAATTATTAATGCAGGATGTTTAACAACTAATACAAAAATACCATATGGTGTAAAACCATTATTTATTACAATGGAGAAAGATTATTTTACTATGGTTAATACCCCTAAAAAGGTTCATAATTTATTTAATAAATTAAATATAAATAAGACCGAAAAGGGTGTATTTATTCATTTATTAAACGAAGCACATATGCCCAAATTTGAAAATAGATTAAAAGGATTACTAGTTAAATGTGTAATGTATTTATTGTCAGATAGGATGAAAGATGATTTTAAACAATTTCAAATAATATGAATTTTTTATAGAAATAAAATAAATAATTAAGTTATAATATGACAAAAAAACTTATAGAAGCTATAGCTGTAATTAAAGGGAAAAAATGTTCTGGCACTGTTATTTTTAAAGAAACAAAAGATAAATACGTCGATATTCATGTAAATTTGGTATCGCTAAAACCTGGTTTACATGGTTTTCATATACATGAGGCAGGTAATTTAGAAGATGGTTGTACAAGTTGTTGTTCGCATTTTAATCCTACAGGTGTGACGCATGGAGGTCCTAATTCAAAAATTAGACATGTTGGAGATTTGGGTAATATTACCGCAGATAAAAATGGAATATGTAAACAAAAATTTAAAGACCATATGATAAAATTAAGAGGGATAAAATATAATATAATTGGTCGCAGTGTAGTTGTTCATGAAGATGAAGATGATTTAGGATTGGGAGGTAATGAAGAGAGTTTAAAAACCGGCAATGCAGGAGCAAGAATAGGGTGTGCTGTAATAGGGTATAAAAAAGCTTTTTATTAAAATTATTAATATTTACGTATACAAATATCTATAATTCAATATAAAAATATTTAAAAAATTGATTTTTATAACATTGACTATTATAAAAAATGTACGCACATATTATACCTAGAGAATGGTCTAATTGGTTCATCTTAATCAAAAATCGTCATAATGGGTTATTATTTCCTATAGAGATTTCGGATGAAACCACTACATATTTTACAAAAGATAGACAAAATTGGAAAATTTATATTAGTTGTCATCTTAAAAATGGTTTAGTCTTTAAAACTAGTAGTATTGTTAGTTTTAACGAAGATACTAATGAAGTTATTACTGAGAATGGTAGTACATATAAACTTATGGAGGCAATTAATAAGTCTCAATTAGTAAATTTAAAGAATTATTTTGCAAATGACGAGTTTCCGTCTTTTGACGCTTTTAAATAAATTTGATTATTCTATTATATTTAAATTATAAATATGAATATTAATAAAATAATAGATTATGCTAAAACATTTATTGGTATTCCATATACTTGGTGGACAGGTATGGAGACTAATGATGTTTTTAATTGTGATAATATTCCTGATTTAGATAGTTTAAAACTTAATGGAATTAACTGTGCTGGATTTATTAATATACTAATACAATATTCTGGGAAATCTATACCAAAATCATTTGTTCAGTCAATACCTAGAGGGGGTACCGGATTTTGGTTAATTTATTTTATTAAAAATAGAGTATTAAAAAAAATAGATTATAAACAAAAATATGCTATTGGCACATTATTATTTCGAACATATAATAATATTGATGACCAAGGGCATTTGGCTATTATTGTCGAAAATTCTAAGTTAAATTCTAAAATTATACACGCATATGCTGAAGAGTATGGTGGACAAGTAGGTATATCAGATATGATTACTGATAACACCCCAAAGAATTACTATGAATTTATAGTATATCCTAAAGATTGGTTAAATCTATCTAATCAATAATAGTTTCTAATATATCTGTATTCCAACCCTGACATTCTTGACATTGATTATACGTAAAATGATATTTAGTAAGACTTTTTTTTTCACAATCATTGCAAAAAATTTTAACTTTATGGTTCTTAAACTCTTCTGGCATTGAACATAGTTTTACATAGTTTTCTATTTGTTCCCACATAGAGGTCATATCAATTAAACTTTTTTTACATAGTGGACACTTATAATTACCCGATTGTAAATATTTAGTTAAACATTCTTGATGCATTAAATGATTACATTTTAAAATAGTTGTATGAAATCGACTTTGCTTTAAATCCAATTGACAAACTGGACAATTATCATTATATTTACTTTCATCTACACATTTATGTGTGTCAAATATAGATTTATCAAAACACATATTACATTTAAAACAATGTTTATTATCACCAATTCTACATATTTTGCAATGTTCGCAGTGCGAAATTTTTTTGGTTTTATCATCGTCGAATAAATGGCATATATTACAATAATAATGAGCTATTTTTATATCACACTTAAGACATTTATTGCTACATTCTTGTTCGTAATTACATAATTTACATTTCATTTTATTTATAGTATATCTGTCGATGTTATGGTCTTCTTCTTCATCGTGACATAATCTACAACCATAATATTTTTTACATTGATAGCATTGTATTAAACAATTTCTTTGATAATGGGTACACTTTTTATCGGTAATGACCTCCTTTTTAGGTCCATTCATAATTAAATTTATTAGTTTATTTTTTTCCGCATTACTTAAGTCATTTCTTTTATTGATTTCTATAATTTTTTTTCTTTTTTCAGAATCCATATTTTTATATTTATAATATTTTTTAAGTCAAATTAGGATATGTTTTCTATTGGTAAAAAATAGTCTTTAATTTGTGATTTTTTTCTACATAAACAACACTGCTTATTAGTTTTATACCATGCTTTATAACATTTTTCGTGAAACATATGACCACAAGTTAAACTAACAGAATTTAAATTATATAATTTATCTTGACAAATACAACATTCTTCTAATAATTGTTCCTCTGATAATACATTATTATATGTAACATCTATACTTGTATCAGAATCAGTATCAATATTATCTAATTCATTATTTAATGAACCATACACATCATAATTTACATATAATGGTGCTGGTTGAGTTATTATACGTACATTTTTAAGACAATTACAACAAAATAATATTATTATAATAAAAAACATAAAAAAAAAAAATTGCTCAATATTTACATTATGAGTATAATGACCAGTATGATTATGAGACATTACATAGATTTATCCATAAATATTTAAATACTTTTGATGAAATAAGTTTACTTAAATAAAAAATATAGAAAAAAAGTAAAACCATAAATATACTAGTTAAAAATATACATTTAATATTACATGGACATTGTGAACGATTGCCATAAAAATAAAGTTTACGTTCGTACTTATGCGAAACATTACAATTAACACATGATGGTACTAAATTTTTGGGTTCATGTTGATTGGTTATACCAAATAATATTTGTGTTTTAATATCATTATATCTAACTGGAAAATGGTCGATATTCCAATTATTTTTATATATTTTAGTGTTACAATGCCAACAATAACCATTTGTTTTTTTCCAAATTAGACTAATTAGTTTTTTACTAAATTTTTTTCTAGACATTAATTTAAAAGTAAAATAATTTCTAAGTATATTTTAATGACAAAAACAAAAATAAATAATTATTCACACAAAGTTAAATTATATACACAAATAAATAGATTTATTAATGATCTATCTAAAGTAAAATTAGATAAGAAATCATTTAAGGAACTAGAAAAAACTAATTTATATTTAAATAAACTTGCTTCAAAATCATTTAATAGTGCGTCTAAATTATATTTAAATCAAAATAATAAATTAATAAAAGATTTAGAAAAGGTATTAGATGGTTTATCTAAAAGAAGTAGCGAATTAACTAATATTTATAGTAATACTATTAGTCAACTAAATAGTCATATGAAAGAATTAACACATAAATTAAGTTCACAATCAACAAAAAAAAAAGCTAAGTTTAAGGCTAAAGCTAAATCTAAGGCTAAAGATAAAGATAAAGATAAAGATAAACCTAAACCAAGAAGGAGGACTAAAAAGAAGAGAAAATCTAACAAAAAATAATCGTAATCATATTTTATAATTATATTAATTAATATTATTATAAAATATTTTAGTATTAGACTATTTTTTAACAAACCTATTCATTTTGGTACCACAGTTCGAACAATTACCTTTCAATATATTTTTACCATTTTTAGTTACTGATTTTTTAGGTCCAACCATAGAGTTTATAGATTTACACCCAACACAATAAGCCTTACCTTTACCCATGTGATATTTCCCACCTGTCATTCGGCGAGTCTTCCTATTCATTCTTC